ACATTTTTACCTCCCAGTAAAAAAGACACGATACTTATGTTCGTGACTCAATGTATTCAAACACATAACCTTTTACGTGTTTTCTTTCTTTTTTAATAACTCTAGTTATATTACTAGTCACTAGATTTAATTCTCTACTTGCTTCTGCCGTTGAAGCATATATTTTATTATTTGTAAGACAATAAATAGGTATTGCAGTTGTTGTTCCACCATAATTAGGATTCAGCTTTCCTAGTTTACTTTTTGACTGCTTAATTCTAGTTTCTTTACTTATACTTAAATTTTGTCCACTAATTTGATAATTATAACCATTTGGATATAGTGAGTTAGAGTGTTTTATCCAATATGTCTCTTTATCACATAAATCTTTTTTATTTATAGCTTTATCTATTTCTTCTATTATAAAATTATCTTTACCATATTTACTAATTGCACTCTTTAATATACTAGATCTTGCTCTTAAATTACAGTGCTCTTTCCATCTAATATTTATATTTCTAGTTGTAATACCTATATAAATCTTATTATTAATTTTATTAGTTACTTTATATACTAACATAGCAGTGTCACGGCTGTTTAAATCTTTCCTAATAACTTCATAATAGCAACAATAGCACCTGCTATCGCCCCTATTCCTATGAACCACTTTTTAAGTGTAACTAGTACAACTCTTGGCTCTTCTAACTTCTCAATTCTTGTTTGGTTTTCAGTATGTAATCTTTCTAATATATTTGTTCTGCGCATGTGTTCAGCAAGATGCTGATTTTGAACAGCTGAAGCAGCTTCTATATCTGAAAGTCTTTTTTGAGCTTCATCGTGGTCATTTTTAGCTTCTTTTCTGAAGTCACTTAATTCTTGACGATTATCTTTTACAAGATCATAGATGAGGTCTATTTTTTCACTATCTTTTGACGCCATTACACAAACTCCGTAAATTGTGACACGCTGTTAAGCATGAATATAGTAAGCTTATTCTACCAGGGAAAACGGTTAAGTAGGTATAATTACAACATGGAAGACAAAATATTGAATAGAATCTCTGAACTTAGTAATAAAATCAACGGTTTATTATCTAGACGTGAGGAATTACTGCGTGAATTGAAAGATATAGATAAAGATATAAATGTATTATACAGTACAATCCATGAGTTAAAAAATATACTAGACAAAGAGGAGTCATATGAAGTTGTCGAAGATAATAAACCCAAAGTTTAAAGACGTACTAAGAAAATTGGTTACGGAAGAGATGCCAATTAAAACAGCCTTAAAACTAAAGAAGATCTCATTAACAGTAGAGAAGTCACTCACAGATTATGAAACTGTACGCCTCGCTACTATCAAAAAGCATGCAGAGTTAGACGAGACTGGAGAGCCAAAGTCAGAAGAAGGAAACGCTGTGTTTTCATCTGTTGAAGCTAGACTTGCGTTTGGTCAGGAATTATCTGAGGTTTTAGACTTAGATATTGATGTCGAGAATCTATCTATCGAAGAATTAGGAGATAAGGTCTCTATATCTGTGGTAGATTTAATTATCTTAGATGATATTATTTCAGCATCTTAAAAAGATCATCTGGTTTAATGAGATTAAGGGGTTTATCAAATTTATACCCTTTAATCTCAGCTAGCATAGTAGCTGCTAATTGACTACAAATATATCCTGGAATATTACCATCTTGAACTTTTATACCAAACTTTTTACAAACATCATATGCAAAGACAATAAACAAATCTTTATAAGCGTATAGTTCTCCCATTTCGCTATAGTAAAAATCTCTTAATTTTTGATATTCTTCATCAGTGAACTCTAATGATACTTCATCAATTACTGTTGTATGTTTTATAAAGTTTGTATATAAAATAGGGTGTACATTTCCATGTGCTGCTTCAAATACTATATCTCTACCTTGATCATCTATGTATCGAATATAACAATGCGAGTATGGAGCACTTATCCACCACTTTATTGCTTCAGCTCCAATTTTCCAAGTGTTTGGAGATGAAAATCCGATAATAACATTCTTCATAAAGCCTTATAGTTTTTTAGTTAAATGATAATTAATTCCAATTTTTCTAGTTGTGCCGGAGTTTACAGCATGATAATTAATACATAAATAAAGACCAGCTGAAATTTTTGCATTTAATGGATAAGTATCTATAGTCATAATAGTCATAGTATTTCCAGATGCCAATATCCAAGCTTTCTCAATATACTCACTAATTATAGGGTGAGCTTCACATAATGCAGTTCTATATGGAACTGGAATTATTCCATCAATATCTTCTACTGCTGCTGTAATATAGTCACCAAGTTGAGCATTTTCAATTATTAATTCTCCACCAGTAACATATCGCTCAGCAAGTAATTTATAATCCATATCTACACTTGCGCCAGGTTCACATGTAGCTAAATCTGCAGTTGCATTTCTTTTAGTTCTATATGCAGGAAGAGCAAATGGTTGAGGTTCTGGAAGTGTTGTAAGTGAAACTTTTTGAGAATCATTAACTGGAAGTGGAACGCCTGTATGTGCAGCAACAATACCGTCTAATATCGTTTTATCTCCCTCAGAGAGATCAGCATTAAAAACTATAGACACATCATTTCCTAAAGCAGAAATATAGTGTAAAGAAGTTACAATAGCACTATCTCTTACTGATTTTTCTAAACTATCTATGGCTAATGGTGTTTTTGTATAATTATAAGTTGTCATATTAATTCCCCAGTCTTATCATAATTAAAGTTCTATCAAGTACAGAAATATTACCAGAAGATGATCTAACTCTTACGTCGCATGTTTGTGTGCCACTAAATTGTGAAGTTGTCATGGTAGAAGAAAGACCAGACCAACCACCACCAGATGCTTGAGATGCTCTAGTTGAATCAGCAATAAGTATTCCACCTTTATAAATAGAGCCTCTTAAGAGAGTATTGTTTGTAGTAATTGTTACAGAAGCGTTATACCAGATAGCATATGTTCCAGCTTGAGGAGTAACTGAGAAGGAAGTTACGACAACATCTGTCGCACTTGCAGTTGTAAAAGTTGTGCTTGAAGTTATCTTATAATTTAAGATACCAGAAGCAATACTTGGATCTGCTATGATCTGCCATGATGACCAAGTTCCTGCTGCTGTCCCATTACTTATTAAATATAAATATCCAGTTGAATTTTGAGATAAAACAAATAAAGTAGCACCACCATTAGTTTTAATTGTAACGGTTACACCAGTATTATTATATATATCATGAGTATGACCTTGTAATAATGTAGTAGCATTTGGTAAAACAACTGAAAAACCAGTAGCAGAACCAGTTAATATTTGAGCAGAATTATTTGCATTAGTTAATGTTAAAGTACCATTCAATGATGTTGTTGTAGATTCAGCTGGTAATACAATACTTTGTAAACTTGCATCGCCTTCAACATTAATATTATCTATATTCATAGCCATTAGTTAGACTCCCCAGTTGCTATACATTGCCAATCAACATTTCCAGTTAATGCAGCATTAGCGTTTGCACTTATAGTAAACCCTGTAGTTGCCTTAGAGCTCCAAGTAAAAGACCTAGCATCAGTACCAGTTATTACTATTGTATAAGCAGCACTTGCAAAGGCAGTACTAAAGGTTACAGCAAAAGTTTTAGGATTACTTGTGAATGATCCTGCTGCTACTGTACCAGCTTTTATCTTAAGACCAGTACCAACTTGATTAGCAGCATTAACTGTAATAGAACCTGCTGCATTGGTGAATGCAGACATATTTGTTCCAGCTGTTAATGTTGCAGCAACAACAGAAGAATCAGTAGACCCTATATATAGCTGTCCATTAGTAAGTTGAGGTAAATCAGCTAATACTTGTGTTCTAAAAGTTGGAACAGCTGCTGCACCTGTTGTAGGTCCAGCAAAGATTGTATTAGCAGTCTCAGTCGCTAATGAAATAGCAAATGTACCTGATGTGGTTATTGTTGATGGTGTTACGCTTAAGAATGACGGAACAGTCATACCTACACTTGTAACAGTACCAAGGAATGATTCTGCTGACCAAATTGGATTAGCAGCTGCACCTTGTGTTTTTAAGAATTGTCCACTAGTACCTGGAGCTAATGCTACCCATGAAGTGGCATTCCTATAAAGAATACTGCCTTGTGTACTAGATATCGTATCTATGATTGCTGTTAAAGTATTAGGAGTAGGTGCGGCGGTTGAGCCAGATATGTTTGCTAAAATTGTATTATTTGTAATTGTAGCTAAAGAGATAGTACCTGTAGACGTTATCGGTCCACCGGTTAAACCTGTACCGGTTGCAACACTAGTTACTCCACCGCCCGTTGAGGTAGATAGCTTAGTCCAAGCTGTGTCGCCTGCACCCGTTTTAACATACATACCAGAGCCGTTATCCATAGAAGCAAAAGAGCCTAATGGTGCTACAGTTGCAGTTACAGTAGGGTCAGCATCTATCTCTAAGATTAAAATCTCATTTAATGTTACTGAACCTTGAATTGCCATGGTTTATACCTTTTTAATTGGTATATTTGCCAATATTAACTTTGGATTATTTTGAATATTTTGAATTTCTGATGCAAATTCAGATTTACATGCAATACAACAAATTTTCTCAAGACCAGCTTCAGTCTTTGTCATGATACATATTTTAGAATCTACATTTTTTTTACATATAGAACATTTTACTTGTGACATTTATTACCTCGTAATAAAGAAGGGCCGAAGCCCTTCTAATTAATTATAAGCTTATTACTTCGTAAGTTACAGTCCAACTCATATTGTTGTTCGCAGCACCTTTAACTTGAATTTCAGCGTTGGTACCATTAACAACCATAGTTCCATTGAAAGCAGCTTGATCTTCAGAAGTGTAATCTGATTGAAGGTTAGCAATAGTTACCACACCAGCAATATTTTTAAACTTAGCAGTTCTTTCATAAGCAGCACTATCTTGTGCAGCACCAGCAGTACCACCAGTTCTTCTACCGACAATTTTTGCTTTAATCATAACTACAGAGTTTGTAGGTATTGCAACTGAAGCAATTGGAGTAACTGTAGCATCAGTAGTTAATACTTGAGCTTGAAGCATTTCAAAGTTAGCAAGTGGAGCAGCAGATACAGCAAGCTTTAAAGCACCTTCAAATAAAGATGAACCAGCAACATCAAGAGATCTTGATGGAGTAATTGTTCCGATACCTAAACGAGAGTTTGTGATATCCCAAAATAAGTTAGCACTTTGAGCAGGAAGACCTGTCGTTGCAGCACCAAAATAAACTTGATTAGGAACCATTGCAGAGTGTTCTACAATTGCACCAGCAGATGAGATCATTATTCTATCATTATTAAGAGCAGTAGCAGAGTTTGTACCACCGTTAGCAATTGGTAAGATACCAGTTACTTCAGAAGTTAATACAACATTGCTTGCAGATAAAACACCAGAAGTAGCATGTACAACACCAGTTCCTGTGAACCAAGTTGGAGCACCAACACCACCAGATAATAATGCTTGACCAGCAGTACCAACAGCTGACATAGCCATTGCACTTGCTGTAGAGTAAACAACTGAACCAGCACTTGCAGTTAAGTTTGCGCTTGTACCACCATTAGCTAATGGTAAAACACCAGTAACATCACCACTTGCTAATGCAATAGCACTAGAAGAGATTACACCAGCGGCACTAACATGAGCAATACCAAGTCCTAAAGAACTGATTGTCATATTTTGAGAAGTTAATACACCAGCTGCATAAGTAAAACCAGCAGCAGATACAATGTTGTTTGCATCTGAATAGTAAGCAACTTGACTAGCAACACCTGGAGTACCATCTGGTCTCATAACAAATGTACCAGACGTATCAGCAAATTTAGCAGTACGAGCTGCAGTTAAATTAGCAGAACTTAATTTTTCAGCAAAAGAAGAAGCAGAAGGAAGGATGTCATATCCTGTTCTATCTGCAGACATTTTAAAATAACCAGTAACTGTACCAGTACCACCAGATGTAGCAGGGAATACTTCTGCAGCAACTAAGCCAACGCCATTTAATGTTACAAGTGTCATACCAGCAGAAGCTAAAGTAGCTTGAGAAACTGGACCATTACCATTTAATTCAATAGCAACTGTACCAACACCTTCAACAACAGTAACAGCACCTGGACCACCAGAATCAGTTACTGTAACAACGATACCGTTACCAGCAGCACCAGTTGCATTAGCAGTAAAAATACTACCAGCATTTGCACCAGCTGAAGTTGATGTAGCTTGAACTGATTCAGCCACTTCAAAACCAGAACCACCACCAGAAGCAGCACCACCACCTTGGTTTAAAGTGATTAGCTTATCTTTGATTTGTGTTTGTGTAGAGTTAAGAAAAGTTAGAGCACCATTAACAGTAAGATCACCTTGAACAATAACATTGTTATTGAAAGTCATGTTACCATTTTTAGTTTGTGCACCTTCACTTAAGATAAAGTCAGCAGTAGAAATAGCGTCACCTGGATTCGGGATTCTATATTCGATAGCTGCGGATCTAGTCGGTTGAGGTTGAATAGCTACGTCAATTGCTTGAGAGTTTTGCAATACAACATCATCAACACTATAACCACTAGCATTAGTGTTATAAATAGGAAGTCTTAGGTAATCGCCCTGTAACACACCAGAAGCAGAAGTTGTTGAAACTTGATCCCAATCTGTATCCAAAGGTCCTATTTTAAGGAACATCTTACCGACGTTAGTACCTGTTTCCCAAACTGCAACTGAAGCGACTTCAGCAGATGTACCACCACCAGCAGCAGGGTCAGCGTCTACCACAAGGTATTTCTTCTCCCCAATCGTTATTAAATCTAAAATGTTAGCCATAAGTATCCCCTATTGTGTA